CGGAACATATACAGGTTCCTTTACCGTGTCACCGTCCAACGTGATATAAACAGGGAACGGCTCAGGTATTGTTCGTACCAGTGTCTCATAAACCGGGTACGGGATGCTGTCATGTATCGTATCCACCTTGGTGAACGTGTCGGTCTTGGATATCGAATCACTGGCCACATCCCCCCGGATATGGTAGCCAGCCGTGAAACTGGCTACCAAGCACACTAGTATTAATATTACTTGCCAAGGTTTCATAGCTATATTATTAACCTGTTCCTAAAATGATTATCATTAAAATTGTAAACAAGACTACTATAAATTTAAACTCCGCCCAATCCCCGAATAGTTTTTCTAGGATATCATGAAACAAATTCATGCTACAATCCCCCAATCTTCAGCAAACACATCGCTGATAGACGGAACCCATGAATCCGCACATCCAGTGTTCTCGTTATAGATAAGGCATTGATTGGTATAGTCAATGAACCCTTTGCCTTTCAGAATAAGGTCTTTTGCAGATTGTGGAAGCGATTGCATCTTATGAATGATTTCGCTTTCGATATGTGCAGGAACTTGCTTGAATACCATCAAGCCTTTGCCGTTCCAGCCATCACGCCTAATAGCTAATCCAGCTTTTAGGTATTCAATAGCTTGACCAAAATTAAGGCTACAACTTCCTCCGATGCCTGTTTCCATCTTTGTAGCTCTTTGATTTAGGATCTGCCAATAATTGCACATCATTCTGTATTGGACTTTAAGCATACCTTGCATAACGCTATCAAATTCCTTGAATTTATCGCTTTCAATAAACGAAGCAAGCCCGCTAAATTTCTTGCATAGCTCATCTGATTCAATTTTCATCCTATTCAAAGGAGTTTCAGTAAGTTTATACGTCTTCTCGAATGGCTCTGCTGGACTCCATGACTCGTAACCGTCTTGATACTTCACATGATAGCCAGCATTTGACTTATCGCTTTCGTTAGGTACTCTTCCTGCTTGCAGCAATCCTTTCTCAAACGCTTCGCCCATTGTCATAGGTTCTGCTTCAATCTGTTTTGTTCCAATATATTTTTTCATCTTATTTTACGCTTACCTTTACAGCGTTAGGTCTTATATTATTAAAGTAAATTCCACCCCGCAATAACATCCGACATATCTGCCTCTCTCCCATTCTCTACCTTGCTCATCCCGGCCACGATCCGGATCATTTGCTCACGATCGGTGATATTTACAGGATCGTCAGCCGGTATCCCGGCGTAATCGGACACGGCCTTGATATAGGCATCTGTATTATTCTCGTTTTCCGGGGCCCAGCGGCTGATCATCTTGCGGATCGTATCCAGCTTATAGTTCCGGTAATAGTTAGACAGGATCTTGAAGATCGCCCTGTAACCGTATGCCATCGATTTAAATTGCTTGAACTCTCGATCAGAGCTTGTCTTCTCGCCTTGGAAGACATCGCTGTTCCTCCTGATGTTCCCGGGGTTGTTGTTTCTCAAACCTCTAGGTGTTTTTTTCTCTGCCATTGTTATTTGATTTTATTGCTATATTTGTGACGCTTTGTTAACCTTGTTCCTCTATCATAACCTGTGACAGGCGTGACAGAGGCGTTTTTACATCCAGCTCCCCTATCCTTTTGGATCAGGGGAGCCTTTTTTATTCTTTGTCTTGTTATACTCATCCAAGAAATTAACCTTGTTGATGAATTTTACGGCGGCAACCCAATACAAGAAGGCTATCACCTTGTTATCCGGGAATACCTTACCCATGTTCTTCAAGACATTGGTTCCGTAAAACCATATCATCGCCCACGTGATCCAAGACACGAAAGCCTTGGCGTTATCCTCCGATATATCCATCATCACGCCTATCCAGAACGATATGATTATGATCAAGAAATAGACTAGCATGTACACCCAGCTACGGATGAACTTACTTTTCCTAAAGTCCCCGTGATCCGCCGCCAACCCCCAAAAAGTATCGATGAAAGCCAGCGACAGGATCACCACCAAGAAATTCTCGATCGGCGAAACGAAGTCCATCGCCGTGACAACGGCGGCTATGGCAATGGACTTTAACCAGTTGGCGAGGTCTGATATGTAGGAGAGGTAGCGGTACATGATATCTTATTTTAAACTATCACTCAAATCATCTATTTTGTCTTAACCACTATATAGTTCGCATCGTTTGTATAACTCACGTATAGTTTTCCGTTTTGAACGACTGTAGTATGTAATGTCGCACCTTCTGTTTTTTCTACTATTTCAACTTTAAGACCTTCCATAAAATCTGGAAGATTAATAGATATTCTATCCTTTTCTGTTTGACAATGCATATATATAACATAAATATTGCCATCTTTATACCAATACACCTGACCTACATTATCCGAAGGATCAAAGTAACTGACATAGTAGTTGATTTCCTTAAAGTATGTATTAGGAAGATTGTATCCATCGTCCTCAAACGGAGAGGTATTAATAGCCGCTATATAAAATTTATTCCTTTGCCCCGGGCTTAAATGTCCCAATCTGTGATGTAATTCGTCCGATTCTGAGATTGGAATATTTATATTTCTTTTCTCTGGAATCGTGTCTCCACTAACAAGAGATAAACCAGCAGCCATACCCGCTAAATAGGTATTATCATTAGGATTGTGCAGAAAGGCTATTAAGCGGTCTATCTGGTCATCTACATTCTTTAGATAAGAAGAATTTCTCCAAAAGTAATAGAAAGGAGATGTTGTCGTTGGTGAATTAAACGGTTTATCAAGTTCAATACCATTTTGTGCTTTTGCTTTTGGTATCATAATCATAGCTTTATAATTATCAGTATCTATAAAAGTTTGCTGTTGACAAGCCCCGTAACTTCTGCATTCAACTTTACGTCTGATATCAATAGTTGTATTTACACAGCATTGAGCTCCTTTAAAATTATATGACCATGTAAACCGTGCCATTTCTAAAGCATCAGTTAAATCAACGTTATTTTTAACCCCTAAAGTAGGGAACCAAGAAGTAATTGTCGCTGGATCATAACCAATTTGGCTTTCTGAAACAGTAAAATCATTTCCACTATAATCACCAGGTTCACTTAACTCTTTCCCGTCCATATAAAACTTACGATTCTCATGTTTCATTATTGGGTATAACTGCGTAGTTCTTTGTTTACTAACCATTATTGGTGTTGTGACATCCCCCCCGCTCACATGAGTCAATGATGTTATAGCCGTATTATTAGGAGTTTTCCATCCTCTTGAATCGTTACCCTCTGTTCCTCTTGTAATGACAGGTAACAAGTAAATTGACGAACCAATAATATTTCCAATGTTATATTGTCTATCTAATTGGTCTTTCCATAACGCTCCGATATCAGAAGCGGTCAAACCTACAGTATTGTCCACTACTGGTATAACGTATCCATGCTGGGCAAATAAATGCCAATATAACGAGCTTTCAAATATTGGAGCAGTGCTATCATCATGAGATGAAAAAAGATTCTCCGATTTCATTAAATTTTCATCACTTAATGTATTCATACCCACATACGCAGAATGTGGAGACACTAAAAAATTATTATTTATATAATAAACCAACAGAATATCTTTTGTTTCATTATATCGTGAACGTAAATAAAACACTTTGCTTCCTGCGGTTGGTTCTGTACCATATAAATGTAACTTAATTAGTTTTTGGCAATCATTACTTCTAACATTCTTTTCAATTTCTTCAAAATCATAGTAATTACCAAAATTAACCCCATTTACCACACCTTTCTTACGAACATCAACATTTACTAACATGTACGATGTATTTTTCAGTATTGGAATCGTTTCATCTGTAAAATTTACACCACCAGGAGTAGCATCGAAAGATATAGCATTACCTAGATATGTATCGTTTGCATCATAAAAATGACATACTGAAATATCAGTAGATTCTCCATACCACCCAGTAAATGTAAAACAACTGTATTTCTCTATCTGTATATCATATCTTTCATATCTAAAATATTGATTTTCTTTTTCTGTTCCGTTGTCTAGTATAAATTTACCAACAACTGTAGAAGCGGGTATTAATTCTTCTTTTAACTTTTTTCTTATGACAGAGTCAATTTTTGTTATGCTACCGCATTGTTCAACAAAAACATCATCGTAAGATAATTTATAGGAAAGATCAATCTTTCTAAACAATAATACACAATATTTTGCACCATCTATATATTCTCCAGTAATATTATGACCTATATATGTTTCTTTACTAAGATCAGAAGAACTATAATAAACAAACCTAAAAACTGGAACATTCCTAACAATTAACTTGTTTTTTGACAATAGTTTCACAACCGAAATATCAAAATTGGCAGAGGGAAATATATCACCAATAATTGACTCTATACTTAATTCTGTAGCATGATCGCGAATTAATAGAGGATATGAAATATATGATGCTGCATCTCGCATTTTTAAATTGACTGGCAGTATATCGTTATAATTACTATTTAATTCCTCTGTTTTTGCCGTCTTTATATATACATCATTATAACCAGTACCGATGAAATCATTCACGTACAAATATTTCATCTTACTTGTAATGTAAATATTTCTATTTACTTTTGATATTGAAGTCTTATGATAATCAAACGCTGCTATCTTATTATTATTTATATCAGTTATTATTATTCCATAAAGATCATTATATATATTTGTTTGTATACTTAAAACATTTCCTATATATCCAGATACATCTAACTTATAACATCTATAATTTACGTTATCTTTCATCGCCATAGAATAGATGTCATAAAATGCCCCTTCCGTTAATGATGCGGAAGAAGTAATATCTTGATCTTCAAATTTACAAGCCATAGTGTATAAATCACTAAACGCTTGAGCTGAAAAACTATTAAGCTCTATAAACTCATTATAGTCAGTTCCACTTCCATATTGGCGAACACGCAAATTATCATAGCCATTCGGGTTTTCTATTTTTTTAAAGTCAATAACACAATACTTTGTTCCATTTGGAATAATACCTGTTGTATTAGATATATTATCTTTCTTAATTCTCGGCTCATCAAACCAAAAGAAAAAAGCAGGAACCGCACCTTCCACTTCAAGTTTCCCCGTTGAATTATAAATATTTAACATAGCACAATCCCAATCATCATCGGCCACGATTTCCCCTATCTGATCTACAGAACTGTATAAAAAATTACGATATATTGGAATATGACCAGAATAAGAGCAGTTATCAATATCAATTTTTAAAAGTTCATCCCTCAAGCTCGTCTCCCTCGCGTCCGTGCCAATCCACGCCCCCGCCTCATGATCAGCCGTGAACTCGTACAAGAGACCGCCGTAATTAACGATATCGCCTTTTACGTAGGGCTTGGTATCGGAGAAGACGGGGTACGTGTCTAGGCCGACGATGGATGAAACAGCCTTTTGGCTCATGACCTCCGTCTCGCTATTCCCGATCGTCTGAACCACACCGGCGGCTATGCTTTGGAAAACCCCGTTATCCACCCATCCTGAATCGTTATACACGTACATCCGGTATATAGGATTCTTATGTTCCGTGTCCTCAACCGCGTACGTAGGGCCTACCATGTAGATATCACCCTGTTTCACGCCCGTAGAGGGCAGGGCTGAAGAGGTAGCGACATACCCCTTTATATATAGGTCTTGCGTGAACGGCTTTGACAGGTCAGACCATGTTTTCTGATCCCGTGATATCTGGATCTTATTGTCTTGATAGCGGAACCAAGCGGCGATATACTCAGAGATCTCATTCCATACCTCTCCATCATACGAGTATTGAAGCTTGTTATTAACCGTGCGAAGCATGGGAATAAGCCCATTATCCCCTTTAGGTCCCTGCGCCTTGAAGCCGGAATCAACTCCATCTTGAAACCAATTGCCGTTAGAGCCTATGGTTATGTTACCCCCGACCGGGAGGGCGTCCGTTATCCTAGTCCAAGAGGAGTCAAGACGGAAGAAATCATCGGCGATACAAAGATCATAGGTGAGTTTCTCCGTTATCGTCTCATCGTCAAGGTTCTTGTAAGTGATTATGATACCCTTCCTTCTCATCCAGAAAGGCAATTGTATACGGGTATCCCCCGCCGATCCCATCCAAGGCAAATACACGTTGTTGCATTTCCACAATATGGAATCAAGCCTCTCTTTCGTCCTAGCGTCATATACGGCCTGAATGTATGTCAACGGATAGATAGGAAAACGCTCGTTCTTATCCTTGGCCAGCTTGTCTAGCTGCTGTACGCTATCCCTCTCGTAACCCTCGCAAATATCTTTTCGCTCTTCCATGATGTATCGTGCTTTAGTTCGTTATACGTAAAATATGTTGTAGCCGGTGTTAAGTCTCAAGATCAAATCAAGGTCGTTAGCCTTTGACCAATCCTCGCCTTCCTTCTTGTAAAGGGCCAGCTTGAATACGCTCGTATTATCCAACTGATCTAATTTGTAGATGTTCCCGGCCAGATAGAAAGGCTTACCTACCCTTATGCGCTGATCGCCGTTCTCCGTAAGATCAATGTTCTTACGGCCTTTGTACAATGTCCTTACCTTCGGCTTGTAGATACTGAATACAAGCTTGAATATCTTTCTGATGATCGTGTATATGAATTGTCTCATGATTTTAATGTTTTAATGATTATACGGTAGCTCCGGTAGCGTCGACCCAGTTCGTGCCGTTCCACCAGATTGGCTTTTTTAATGTTGTATCATACACGAAAGCTCCTTCAATAGCGTAAGGTCTATTATTCGACGGTAACAATAAACATGACGGTTTAATATATGTCAATAGTCTTGTTCCAATAGTTATTCTCTCAAAAAGCTCAAATAGAATATCCCCACCATCAGTAATGAAGCCATAATAATTATTACTTCCACTAAGATGATTGATAGATACGACACTTGATGAGCTAACATATACCGCACAACTAAAAGAATCGACAATCGCTTTGTAAATATAAGCTATACATCCGTTATAAAATTGAATACCTTTTGTACCATATGGAGCATCTTTGATAGGATCTTTAGAAGGACCTACCTTAACATTATTAAGGTAAGCATTCCCATGAGAAAAAATAATAGGATTGGAATCATCCGTAAATGTAAGATCATATAAAAGAATAGTAGTATTAGAGCAGTCAATAGATTTTATTCTAACTTCCCTGGAAGGATCATCGTTATATATAGCAAGTCTAGCATTACCTGTAATATACACAGCCTCATTATATATACCGGGTGATACTACCATATTTATAGGAGTGATCTTATTGATATGGTTCAATGCTTCGGTAATAGTTGGATAAGGATATTTTCTAGTACCGTCATAAAATCCATTATTATTACTATCAACATATACAACCCTATCTTTTTTAGAATGCATTTCGGTCAAACCAGAATTTATTATATCCGTTAAAGCGTGACTATGGGATTGAATATTCCTTTCATACTTATAAAAATGAATTTCACCAATAGAATATGTAGACAATAAAAAACTATTTTCACATGGAATATAAACGATCCCTTCACTTTCCTCATATTTATACAAGGATGGATAATTATAAGAATCTAATAATTTACCATCTACACTAAACACGACAATGAAATTATTTGTAATATCACTATTCAAGTCAAATCGATCAGTACACCATAATATCAAGTTACCATTATTAAATTCCATAGATTGAGATATATACATATCTGGTAATGATATATCATGAGAATACAACACATTAAAATCAGTATCCGTAACTATTACTTCTGTAACGGCCTTGATCGCATATATATTATTGACTTGATCGTATCCGATAGACTCTATAGGATCTAAAGATGTGCTATTTATTGTCACGGTTTTCTTTAGCGTGAAATCTTCATCCCAATTATAAATATTAATTGTTTTCCCTTTAATTGGTGGAACCAAAAGTTCATTTGTATTGGGATTATAGGCCATGTCATTAGCATGACCTCCATTTTCCAGTATTTTAAATCTTACAAAATTGAACTTTTCGTCAACTATGACAATTTTAGCTTTTCCATCTTCACTGCTATCTTCTGAAAAAGATAAGGCATATTGTCTAGTATTGGGATTATATGTCAACCCTTGATAAGATGTAGTAAATCCTAAATGTGAGAATTTAAAATTTCCACATGGGACAAGAATCGGTTTATCGTACTTAGCGAAATCCTGAACGTGGGAATATAAAGGAGTCTTTCCCGAATAAACCCCATCATCCTTACTGATTAATCCAGTCTTAAAAACGTGAATATTTTTTAAGGCATATGATTTATAAGGTATAACGATATTAAAAACCCCACAATATGATAATGAGGACATGTCACGGAAAATATCATCATCCGTCCCATTAAACATTATTGGAAGAATCGTACTCTTGCTATTAAAAGATCCTCTAAAGTTTATATCGCTAAAATTGCCATAAGACAAATTAAGCTCAGTATAATTTCCTGTTAAAACACCATTCCTCAAACTCCCCCCTTGGAACTCCAGCACGCAATTCTCCGGCACTTCGATCGTCTGCCCGGCTAAGCAGTAGTCGTACTGGATGATGTAGATGGTATTAGGCTTTCTCATCATGTGCTGCGTGAGCGTGTTCACGCCGTTCACGTAATGCTTCCGAAGGTACACACGTCCCATGCCGGAGTAATCCTTCGGGGCGTATTCCTTGTCTTTCAGCTTCAAGGTCTGGTTATCCGTCACGGTTATATCCTCCTCGTCCGGAAGGTTGGTTATGCTCTTGTTACCGATCAATTGCTTGGTAGCCTCGGAAAGATCATCCGGATCGACAGAGCCGGGCTTCAAGTCCGTTACCTGCTGGTTGGTGATGTCGATTATCTCGTTCCGCAATCCTCTCCGGGTAATGTACGTATCACGGATAACGTTACCCTCATGGTCTCTCCAAGCACGGTCTACCGTGATCTCCGGGGTAAGGTCGATGTCCGGCTTGAAACCGGCAGGACGAGCTGATACCGGGGCGTGGCTCTTGATCTCATCAACGACATCCCCCATATTATTAACCTTTTCCTCCGCTTCCTCCACACGATCACCAAGTTTTTCCGTATCTTTCCGAATATCCTCTATGTCATTGTCTTGTGTCTCCAGTTCATCAGTAATGGCCTTTTGGCTCATGGTATCAACCTCGCTATCACCACGGGAATCGAGCACGCTTACGTAACGCTCATGCTTCAGCCACTCTCCTTCCGTACCGTTCCAGTCCCCACGTAATACGGCCAGCTCATATGAGGACAAGCCATCATAGCCATAAGTGGCGGTAGAGGTCTTTACTTTCAGCACGACGACACCTTCTCCTATATTCGTAGCCTCGTTCTCAAATTCGGTAATAGAGAAAAAATCCTCTTTCTTGGAGCGACATACGCTTCGTGTATCAAAGACATGGTCCATATTCTTGACCCATATCGCCTCGATAGAGTAAGTTCCTTCTTCCAACCCTGAAGGAATGTCTACATAAAGCGTACCTTTGTCCGCTCTCGCTTGAAGTAGATATTTCTCCCGATTGCCTAATAGAAAAACCTTTACATTAGATCGGGAGAAATCCTCTTTCACCGGGCTTATCCCTTTATAGATAGTCCACTCAACCCGAATCAATCTGTCTTTGAATATGTATACCATGATTATATAATCTTGTTATTGATTGGAGTTGGCCCCGGATGGATTGACACCCATAAGAACCAACGCTTGATTAAACATACTGTCCGCGTGCTGATCCCTGTAAGTAAGCAACGTGAGGCCGGATATATAATAGATCAGCGCCTTTTTCAGCTTGGTGCTTACCTCCAAGCTATCCGTTATATCCTCGTCCGTTATGATCCCGATCTCGAACGTGTCGGATTTATCCTTCGCCTTATATAGCTCCAATGTCTTACCCGGCCTCATGGTCAACGCCAGTTTAGGTCTTTCCCATGTCCCCGTTGCGTATGGATCCGACAGCGTGGCGTATTCCTTATCGTTCCAATAGATAGGATCTGAAATAAATAAAGGCCATGATGATAGCCTAGCGTAACAAATCCGAGAGTAGTTCTCCGGCAAACTTACATGAGCGACAAGATCGTCCTTTATGGTTCCGTCCGTTATTATCTTGTTCGGTTCCAGCAGGCCCCAGTCCGCGTTACCGTTCACGAAGCGCAACGCCTCCGATATCTTGGACTTGATAATCGTGTCCATTTCCTCGTTATCCTGCGTTCCTAGGAACTCAGCGTCATTAAGCCCGATCTCGTCTATGCAGATCTTGACCTCACTCACTATGTCGCTCACGCTAATATCCATATCATTTCATGTTCGGGAACGAGACACTTAATTTATCCTTTAACTCCTCGAGCATATCATCGTTCTCCACCTTATAGCCCATCTTGGCGAAATAGTCGATAGCGTCATTCACGTTCTTTACGGTCTTGACCTCTTTCACTTGTTTTCCCCTGCCTCTCGAGTTCCTCATGACCGAGACACCAGACACATCATCGTCTTTTAACGTAGAGACGAGCCGGATAGACGTACCAAATCGGCAATCATTCTCGATAGCGTCTTGTACGAAAGGGTTGCTAGTCCGTAGCAAGGCGTTCTTGCCATTGATGAAATTACCGCCCTTGAACTCCATACTGACCCTTGTGCCGCAATATATAGTACGAAGCATGCAATTGTCCTTACCTACCAACTCATATGTTTTCGTGATCATTCGATTGATTTTATTAGACCCACCGTGCGTTTGCTCCGGTGGGTCTTGTTTGACAATATTACAGTTTACACGTTAATCTCTCCCTTGTATGGTTTCCATGCTGTACCGTCATATACATACAATCCGACGGCGTGCGTATCGTCCGCTACGGTCAAGTAAACCACATCGTCCTTTTTCGGTGTAGATACGGAACTCAGGGAAGCCACGCTGGAAACGACTGTGTCAAGCATAGACAGCTTATATCCGCTCACTGTCACGTCCGGACCGATCAGCATCGAGTTATAACCTGTAAGCATCAAGCAGTCATCCTGAATATAATATTGGGATTTGGCCTCCCGCACCTCACCGCCTTCCCCCTTGGAATGATCCACGGTAAGAGTCTTTCCTTTCTGGTAGTAATAACGCTTGGCCTCGGACATCGGGAAAGCGACGGCGCATTCCTCATATCCAAGATCGTCAAGGGCGTGCTCGACCTTGAAGTTCAGCTTTCCGAAAGTGGTCTCGAAAGAGGAGATATCGATACCGATATTCTGTTTCTTGACGAATGAGATATCCTTATGTTTCGTGAAATCGATGTTCAGCAACTTCTCGATGAACTTGGTACCGCAATACACGTCCATCTCGTTCGTGTTCGAGTACTTCCCGAAAAGCATACGGGTGATACCGATAAGGTCGGCGAACTCCAATGTCGAACCGATCTGGTAACCCAGCCGTAATTGTCTCAACACTCCTTTTTGGAAATACACGTATTCTGTACCTGTTTTCTTGGAGCCATACTTCAAGGACTTAGTTCCTACGCCGATCAACATCGTGCGCGTGCATTTCTTGCGGAAATTAGACAAAGTCCAATCCTTCAAGTCTTGCACGTTCCACTTCGCCTTCTTGTTGATACGCTCGAAGAATTCCGTCCACGTGATCGGGCATACCTTCTTCTGCAAGTAGGCGATCTCTTTCTTGGGATAAGCGGAATCCGGGGCGATCTCAACCTCGCTCTCGCTCATTGCCGGTGCCATGATATGCAATCCGGTGCCCGCTTTCAAGTCCGGCACATACATGTTCCCGCTATCATCCAACGGGCCGTTAAGGGCGGCAACCATAATACCGTTAGCCTTATCCGCCGATACGACATAGAGAACCAACGGACTTCCGTCTGAATTGCCCGCCTCATCATATCCGGTCACCCCGTCCACCAAGACGGTGTTGCACTCGGCAAATAACTTCTCGTCATTCTTATACAAGCTTAGCTTTACCTCAGCGTCCTTTTCAGTGTTGGTCACCGCCGCCTTGGTAACGCAATCCATTATAGCCTCGCCAATATTGTAATGCTCCGGTTCCTTCGTGTTGACATGGACTTGCTTGGCGAGCTTGAGGAAATCCGTGTGCATGGGATATTTGTACGCTTGAAATTTACTGACGTAATCCTCTACCTTGTTCTCGGCCAGATCAGCGTCAGTGACCGCAGATCCGGTAGCCCCCTGCCCCTGCTGATCAATACCCTTACCTGCTGCGTCCGGGGTCGCATTCTCCAACGGCTTGCCATCATTGGGATCCGTATCACTTCCATTCTCCCCGATCTCCACGGCCATAGCCGCTCCACCAGTCAATACCGCCAAGACAAAGAACAAAGCCTTGACCCAAAACATCTTGTCTAAAAATCTTTCTCTCATACCTATTTTATTTAATCAGTTATATTATTTGTGGATCCTCCGCTAAAAATGGATTCAAACATCTTTTCTTATACGTCTCTCCAGACTCATATTGTTTTTTCATCTTGTCCTTAGAGTCATCAATCTTATTCTTTTCTCCCCATGGGATGAACGACGCTATATCATTCATGATCCAATCCCATTCACCGTTGAATCTAACGGCCCTGTCGTCAAGATATATATCAGCGATCAACTTGGAGCCATTCAAGCTATCCTTTGGTTGAGAAGGATTCTCATTGATATAATCAAATAAGACTCCCTTATCTTTAAGCCAACCACGTAATGCTTTCGTATCCGGTCTAGTGGTATAAATAATAATCGTCCATCCTTTTTCCTTTAAGACCTTAGTCGCCGTATCCGATCCGGGCACCATGTCCCCAAAAACATCTTTGCCTTGATAGCCCTTCGAGTAATCATGGATCACGCCATCAAAATCAATACATATAGTCTTCTTTTTTACCATATCATCCGACGAATGGATTGTTCACGTCTTGCGTAACCGGCTTCTCCTGCCGTGCTCCTTGCCTTCCTCTCGGTCTTTCCTGCTTACCGCTAAGATCCTTTAACTTGTCGGTAACTTTCTTGTTGATCCCTTCCGCAACGCCTTCCTCCCGAGCGGCCTCCACGTCTTGGTTATAATTCATTCCCTTGGCCATCATCTCGAAAATAGACGGGTCCAATTTACCGACGATCAAGTCATCCATGACTTGATACATCTTGCCTATAACCTCCTCCGCTTGATCATCGGAAAGGCCCATCTCCGAGGCTTTCGCCCTAATCGCTTCCACGCTAGCCGGCATATTCTCCGACATTTGTTTCTCGATCTCGTCCTGTTTCGCCAGTTTCTCCAAGTAAGCGTTATGAGCGTCGGCCAGCTTTTGCGAATAATCGGGATCATCGGCCAAGGCTTTTAAGTCAAGCCCCTTATTCTGTACCATCCACACCACGGGATCGAAATCATCCTGATCCCTAGCGGCTACCATCAACTCGGCGAAAGCTGGACTCTTCGATAGGTTCTCCCGCATTTTCTTAGAGTTTCCCTCATAACCCTCATACTCGTCCATGAACTGGTTGACCGAGCCGTAGTAAGCCTCCTCGTCATCCATGTTAAGATCCGGATTCCGTTTGGCGTATCTCTGTCTGAATCTCTCTTTGTTAGATATATCTGCCATACCTTAATCGATTTTGTTTTAGGCAAAGGAAAATAATAAGGTATATCCGTTTTGTTATTTTGATTATTTTATTTAACCCATGAACCCTAAGAATAATCAAACATGTGAATCTATTTTTTATCTTTGTGATGTTCACCAAAACAAGCGTTCTTTATGGTTAATGGCGTAGATTTCATCCCAGAGCGGGACATGGAGCTTTACGAAGCTTATAGACGTGCTTTGAAGATGAGGGAAGTGAAATCCCACCGAGAGGCGGTAATGAGGGCTATATCCTCACATGCCTCTAGGTTCTGGATCTCCACCCTTCAAGCGTATAGGGGAATCCTGCTGATCAGGAAAGGGAAGACCAAGGAAAAGGGTCGATCGATCAGGAACAAGATGATCGATGACATTTATGAGATTTACAAAGAGCTGGAGAAAAAGAGAGAATTCAAGGGAAGCTCCGTTTATTTCATCACCTCTTTCGCGGTCTATCAAACGGCCCCCTGTTTTTACATATCCTATTCACGGGCGTTGGCGATAATACAACGCATCAACCGGGAAAGGAAAAATGGAAGGTAAGCTAAAAAGACTGATTCCTTCATTAATAATCGCCTTGACAAGCGTCATACTCCAACTCGCAGGTAAACATTTCTATTTCGATACCAATTCCATACCATACGACCATTTCCTTTACACGTTCACCCACGCAAACATCTTTCATTTATCATTAAATCTTATCGCCTTATTCCAGTTTAAGCCTCGTGTGAAAACATGCCTGATCGGTTACGTGTCTTGCGTCTTGGCCTCGTTCGTACCACTAGCCTCATTGCCGGTTCCTACATGCGGCATGTCCGGATTTATCATGGGATGTTACGCCCGCAGATATCACGCCTATAAACTAAACCTTTGGAGAATAATATTGAGCAATATCGTCATGGCGTTTATCCCCTTATTCAACTGGAGGATACACTTGCTGTCATTCCTAATAGCCTATATCATCTATGGAGTCATACAGAAAATTAGCGTTCACGGAAGAGGTTGAGTCTATATTGGCCGAGAATAACAAGAGGCTGAAAAATATATTCGGCACGCATGACCAATTCACGGGGCGTGGAATGGAGGGACATAGCCATAGGGTTGTCATAGATGATTACCCCATAAGGGTACAGTGGCTTACCGAGGAGGTTTTCAAGAACGATCTGTATCAGGATGTTCTGAAAGCTGGTTCCATAAAGGACTACACGATAAGGTTCAACGAGCTGTACCCAGATTCAGATGGGATAAATGAGGAGGACGTGGCCAACATGCTATTTTGGGCTCGTTGCTCAAGAGACCCGTCCTTCGCCTTTTTCTCGTTATTTAAGATCAAGTCGAAAGAGGCGGGAGAAATGATCCCCTTCGAGCTTAATTACGCCCAACGTTACGTGCTATCCGTTCTGGAGGAAATGAGGCATAAGGGAGTCCCGATCCGTATAATATTATTGAAAGCCCGGCAATGGGGAGGTTCCACCTTGGTACAGCTCTATATGGCGTGGATACAGCTATTCGTCATGGAAGGATGGTATTCCGTAATTATAGCCCAGACGAAAGATACCGCCAAACGTATCAAGGCCATGTATAAAAAGGTTCTCGATAATATCCCGGGATTTATATATGGTGTTGACAAGCTACAATTCGCCCCTTACGAGCATTCGGCGTCCGACTCCATAATCACCGACCCGTCCGGGAACAAGGTACGTGATAACGTGATAACCGTGGCATCTTATGAGAATTTCGAGTCAACACGTGGTATGGACTATGCCATGGCCCACTTCTCGGAGGTAGCCTACTGGAAAACAACGGACGGCAAATCGGCGGAGCAGGTTATAACAAACATAGACTCGAATATATTGGAGAGACCGTTGACCATGGAGATCTCCGAGTCTACAGCTAATGGCATGGCCGGTTATTTCTATGATGAGTACCAAATGGCCAAGGAGGGCACTTCATCCCGTAAGGCGCTATTCATACCGTTCTTCTTTATCGAGAACGACATGATAAGATTCAAGGACAAGAAAGAGACCCGGCTTTTCATACTGGATCTATTAGAGGGAAGGGATGTCACGACCTCCCCTAATGACAATAGCGAGCCGGGACAGTATCTATGGTCTCTATGGGAAAAAGGAGCTACGCTGGAGCACATCAAATGGTATATCAAGAAAAGGGCCTCGTTTCATGATCACGCCTCGATGGCATCCGAGGCACCATCCGATGATGTCGAGTGTTTCAAGTATTCCGGTAATCTCGTGTTCAATATCTACACGATCGAGGTGATGCGGGAAAGATACGTATCACCCCCAGAGTTCATTGGCGACATATCCCAATCTGAGAAGACCAAGAGGATAATTCTCACCAAGAATCCGAACGGCCTGTTGAGAATCTGGAAGAGGCCCGATGATACAAGGACATCCAACGAGTATCTTGTCATTGTCGATGTCGGTGGACGTAGCAAGAACTCAGACCCCTCATGTATAACAGTGATAAACAGATGGAATTTACGATTTAGCGGAGGAAAGCCGGAGGTGGTAGCTAGATGGCACGGTCATATACGATATGACTGGCTCGCCTACAAAGCCGTCAAGATCGCCAGATACTACAAGAACGCCCTTCTCGCCTTCGAGAGCAATACGTTTGATAAGAAAAAATCAGAGGCATCCGAGTTCGTGGAGGAAGGCGATCATATTCGTGGCATACTGAAAAAGATAGAGGATATCTACCCTAATCTTTACATGCGAGCGGCGACGGATCCCGAGGACATAAGGAACGGCATATACAAGAAGATAGGCTTCCAGACCAACAAAAAGACCAAGCAGGACATGGTAGATAATTTCATAGTGGCGTTCGAGGACGATATGTTCATAGACCCGGATGAGCGCATGTATAAGGAGGCATCCAAATACGAGCAACGTCCGGACGGTAGTTACGGGAATATTCCCGGTCGTGGCAATCACGACGATATATTGATGACAGACATGATAGGAGCGCTCATATCAGAGGATATGCCTAAGCCTTCTATAATCAAAGAAGAATCAACGGGATATCTTGATTCATATCCCAAAAATGAGTCGAGTTTATAGCGTGCGCATGAACGTTTCCCCTGTAAAAATCAATATTAGATAAATAAAATACGACTTATTTTTTACTAATATAAAATAAATAGAGTATATTCGCGTAGTCACTGATTAGAATATAAGACGTGACACACATTGTGGCGTTAAAGATATCGTCTCCTATAAAGACCTAAATTCCCCAAATTTATAAACATAACAGGGAGCCGATAGCAACAATACGCCCACGTTATTTGTATATATAATCTATATATAAGACGTGGGCCGTTGCTTACTACCTGTTATGTTGGCGTGGGGACGCCGGGTCTTGGTAGTTGCGACGGCTACACGTTTTTTCACGTGAGTATGGTATGTTATATATTTATGACCCCTTATGGCTCTCATCCGTGATGGACCGGAGTCATTACTTAAAGATATTACACTAGGTTGTATTCATAAAATAATTTTATCAATGTCATACCGCTCTTTCGTGAGAACCAGAGGTATATTTATGTCAAGGGGATAGCTTTGGAGGATGGGGGCACACTCCTTTCCTTATGGCATAAAATATAGTTTGAATAAATATTTCCCGCTTCCCTTGGGTGGTATTGGGAAGCATTTTAAGACGGATATACCCACCGTTGCTATTCCGGGAGGATCGGCAATGATGATTAAGTATGTCTTTGTTTAGATATGGATTTAGATATTACAAACGCTCTAGTTCGTGAGAATCGGATCGTTTAAGGTTGTCTGAAAACCATTCATATAGATTATAGTTAAATAATAAAAACTCCCTTGTCCGTGAGGATTTGGGGAGTTTTTTATTTTTTACTATTCCTCGGGATAAAACTAAAATAAAATATGCCGTAAAACATGCCTCCTGCGGGATAACGGATGTGAAGATTGGGTAATTTTGCAAAAAAATATAAATACATAAAACATGAGCGAGGAAACATACAGAATATTCAAGGTGATCTTTATGTTCATAATACTTTCATTAATATCATGCAATAAAGATATTAGGTATGTATACGAGAATGAGGAAACTGGAAACTATTGTATTGACGGATCTTGCAAAAGACTGAAAAATGACAGAGCCATTACGCATGATATAAATTCATTTACATATGATATTACAAAAGATCTATGTCCTTTATGTGTAAGAGACAAGGATAGAGATTATATAAAATCAATTATTAATTTGAATATAAAAAACAGAAAAGAGATAATATATAAAAACAGAAAAGCTCTTTACAAGAGCTTAATAAAAGATGGGCATATAAATACAAACAAATATGATTTTGATGGGTTTGTAGAAGAATTAAAAAAATATAGATCAAGACGTGATTTGTATGATAATATGAAAGAGGACGGGTATCAAGATCTAGGAGATTGGGATGAATTTAATAAGAAATTAGGATTTTAGTCACTAGATTTAAATATTAGGCGGGTGAAACCAACGCCACCCGCCACTTTACCTATTCACCATTAGCTATCTCATTCATCATAGCTTTCAAATCGTATAACTCCATTTCCAATCTTTCATCATCTACCTTCTTCAAATACTCACCCATTGATTGATACAATTTGTTAAGATTATTAAACTCTACATATCCACGATATTCATCGCTCATCATAAGATCATTCAATTTTTTCTGATACTCTGCTATATCAAAACTATCGTTCTGTGGATTAGACAATTCTTTACGATATCCTCTCAATCTTTGTCCGATCTTATCCATTTCCTCCAAATTCTCATAATAAGCGTTATCTATGGCTTTCTTTTTCGTCCGCTCATCACCACTCTTTATAAGACGGTTCCCGACAGGGATATTCCTCCAGTCAAAATCACGACTACCCCAAGCGGTTTCAGCGGATTTGACCATCTGGGAACGTGTAGCCTCAATACCTCCGAAATAGCCGTCCAATATATGTTCTATAATGGCTGGGTTTAGGTTAACGGTACCCGTAGTGTATTTATCTCCTCCGGTCAGTTCATTGGCATATTTAGTCATTACCAATATAGCGGGATCCACGCTCTTAAAAGCCTTTGTCCATTCCGGCATACCCTTGTTGAAGTCGTTATCCTTATATAAAGGCAAACCTGTCCAATCCTTGTTATCTCCGGCCTCAATCAATGGCTTTACCGAGCTTGGGACGAAAGCGGAGAATCCTCCACCTCCCTCCATCATGTCCAAAGGAAGAACCTGTGACATTTGCTCCGCTATCTTCATGGCCATCTTTTTATCGGTATACTTCTCCTTTCCGGAAACTATTCCAAAAGACATTTCTCCTAGTCCATATATAGCCCTTAACTCTATGGGCATAGGAATTGTAATCCAATTTCCTCCACCGTTACGGAAACAGATATTATTACGTCTCACGTATTCCGGAAGATCGTAGTAATCATCATCTTCATCATCTCCAAAAGCGGTAGCGATCATAGGCATGATAGTGCCAAGTAAATAGAAAGAGGACGCTAACCCCAAGAATTTCTTGGGATTATCCTTGGCCAGCCTTCCGAAATTATACATACCTTGTACACCAGCGTTCCAAAATACATACATGGATCTTGACAATCCGGACGTGAAAGCGCTAGCGTTACCTATCTTGGTTTGCCCCTCAGTATTCAAGAATTTTGAACCCGCCCCTTTCTTATTGAAGTTTACGGATATCTCCTTAGCGTCATAAATGGATTTATCCATGCTCCGCCCCATTTCCCTAGAAGTAAGGAACGCGGTGAACCTAGCGCAATTCTCTACGCTCTTATTGAACAAGTCCATCCATTCACCTAGTATTTTCAAAGCCTTTCCGATAGATACCTTTTGCTTGGAGTATTGAAGCTCTTTTTGGATCGCCTTCTTCTTGGCTTCCACGTCTCTCAAATTGGTGTATCCAGTCTCTCCTCCTCTCATCACAAAATCATGATATGCCTTATTCAAGGGATCGCTCATATCCAACGTACCGTTCTCATACCCCTTGACCAGACGATACATATTGATCGGGGTTACCTTAGCGAAATTCTTATTGAACTTCCAAGCGTAAACAGGACTTTCCTTGACCCATACGGTAGTATTCGAATAAAGCGCGTCACGTAGGAAGTTACTTACCATGAAATTCGGGTTACGTGTCGTGAAGTTAGCGGCCAAGTTACGGTTCAGCCATCCGGCGTATCTCTCCACGGTACCGAACCATCCTTTCGTATTATCCGGGTTTGTAAGCCCGTTCAACGCTTGAGCGGCCCTTGGGTTCCCGTTTATGGTAAGCACGTATTCTTTGCCGGCTCTCTTTATGATCACTTGATGCTCCTTCAAGTCCTTTGGCAATATCTTGTAAGGTATCCCTATAGCATCCCTTGAACGCCTGACATTAGATCCTTTTTCATTGGATAGCTCCTCCATGCGTTTGTTGAAAGATTCCACGATAGACTCCACCTGTTCCGGATTGGCGTTAGATGGTATATCCGGGAAAACGGCGATCCACTCACCGGAAGTCTCGTCAAGACGAACCCACATTTCGCTTACGCTCACGAGATCCGTCTTATGGTTTTGCACCATTGTCAAAAACTTTTGCTTCATCAAGTTCCTATTCCCTTGCATGATTCCGCTCTCTGCCATATTAGCGATCGTCGCTATAGGATCGTCAGCCTTGCTCTTTCGCCCAACGACAGTCTTTATAGGGGCGTTGAACGTCTGGCTTTCGGATGTAAGATAAGCGTAAACCTCATCTGCCGTAGTCTCCTCCCATCCACGCAAAGGCACATAGAACTGATACATATCGCTGATCGAATCAAACGTATTTTGGCTCATAAGCCCGCTATCCCGTTGCTTTGCCAATATAGCGTCAGTGGCTCTTTTGACAGAGGCCGATAATTCCGATGTATCATATCTTGACTCGTAATCCAATACGTATCTCCTTGCGGAATCCGGATCATACCCCGTATTATCCTCGTTAGGATACATGGACGTGAATCCGCTGAAATCATCAGAAAGATTAGCTCCGTATTCCTCGGCAAGCCTATCCATTTCTGATTGCTGCTCTTCCCAAGACCTACCGTTCTCACGTATCTCATTCCTTCTCCCGATATACTCGTCAAGCAGGGATTTATATGTTTCCGAGTTTTGTGACAACACTCGTTTAACGGCCATTTCCCTGTTACGCTCAATACCATGCTTGGTTATAAGGTAATCCCTTATCTCATCAATGGATGATCCCATCTTTTCCAAACGTGAGATCGCTTTTAAGATAGGCTCGAAAGCCGCTTTCCTATAAGCGTTGAACTCAGCTTCATTAACAGAGGAAAGGGCATTCTCGGCCATATAAGCGTTCTCATAATCCAATATACGACTCCTCGTTGCCTTTGCCACGGCATCCTGCAATGTTTTAAGCCCTAGCATAGAATCCTGAAACGCCTCCTGAAATTGATAGGATGATGTAGATAGGGTACGCTCATATTGATCTTTGGCGGAACCTACCTGTTTCTCTACTACTTGGATATCATTATCAGCGAACAATACCGACTCATTCCGCGCGTTCTCCCTAAAACGGATTGTTTTCTCGGCGAAAGAGAAATCATCCGTCTTTTCCCTTACGCTTTCTCCAACGCCTCTACCCTTGTTTTCAGATCCTGCACGTCCGATGACAGTCCGATCACCGCCGATTCCATCCCGGACACTTCCGTTCCTATCGCCCGTATCTCCTCCGTCAAGTTGGTCTCCATCGTTGTCAACTTGGCCGTCAGTCTTTTTTCCATTTCGGTCAGTTGCGTTTTCAGTTCCGTCAATAGCGTTTTCAACTCCCCTTGGTTTGTCGATATGGTCTCGTTCACTTTCGTTTCCGTTCTCATCAACGCCATCGATTGTCTCGAGTTCCCTTCCAGTACCTTTTGTTTCAGAAGGTTGTTTTCCTTTTTCAGGTTCAATATCTCTTGCGATTGATCCATTTTCGTTCAAATTTATATTGTTAAGACTTAATCTATTTCTCATCACGATATCCTCGGCCACATCCATCAAGTTTCCTTGCTCCAAGTTCTTATAGCTTCTCCAGAGGATATAACGAAGGTCATTATCCGATAACTTGAAATCAAGGCTAATACCGGCCTTTCTCAACATATCAAGAAAAGAGTCCTTGATCTTTTCCCATAACGAACGCTCGGCCTTGTTATCGAAACCACGTTCCGCTAATTCAGCGATGTATTCCTCTGTAGCCTCACGCAAGTTAAGAGGATTGCCTTTAGTCCGGTCAATGATATTTTTCCGGATATCCTCGTTGGCGTTCCGATACACGTTATCAAGGAAAGTATCGAAATCATCCCCGAATAGCTCACGTAACCCATGATGCCCTACCACCTCATGGAGGAAAGTCCTTTGAGCGTCACCTACGGACGTGGAATTAGGTGATACTATGACTATCTCCCCGGTAGAAGTATCATACCAGCCTTTGGAATCTCTCTTACGGGCCAGCATATTCTCATCCGTATCGTTTATATCGTCCACGTCATGGATTACCCTGACAGGGGTATTAAGCTTGTTTGACCAATCGTTGATTGAGGATTCAATAGAACTTACATTATCCTGATTATTAGTTGTATCTACTCCCATGAATCGAAATCGAGTCTCTCCTTCCTCTTTTACCAACGTACCATCAACGTCAAGAGTTGATTCTAACTGAATATCCTCAGCTTTTGCTTTTTCAACTAATTGTCTCTGCAAATCATCAACCTCTGCCTGAGCCGCATTAAGCTCACCCTCTTTTCCCCACGGTTTCTTAACGGCTTCCTCTAATCCCGCTATCTTGTTTTCCTCTGCCTTTATTTTAGTGGCTATATCTGAGACGGATTTAGCGGGAATTCCCAACTGCCTGTCAATGCTAGCCATCAAACCCCTGCCGCCGCTAAAATCACGATTCTCAACCAGTTTTTCCTTTCCTAAATATAAACTATAGACCATCATTCCTTCATTGAAATGCACGATTGCCTCGCCTTTTCCTCCATTGAGACTGATTTTCAGAGGAGGGGTGTTTCTGTCAAGCGTATATCTATCATAGTAATCATCAATAATGGACGTAAGCTCATTCGATATACCATCGCTGAAAGTATTGCCTTTAACAGTCACGGACTCAACCCCATCAGGGAAGTTCTCTTTTACGATATTGGCGTTCCTTTCCATGATATCCTTCCGGCTGTTGTATTCTTGTATCCTAAGTTTGGAATTAGATATAGAGTCACGCATGGAAGACTTACTGTTAAGATCGCTCCTCTTGGAGTTTTGCAATTTCTTTAACTTGTTCTGTGCCACAAACAGCAGTTGGGCGGTCTTATCTCCGGATAACGTCGCCGCCATCTCACTAAAGGTCATTCCAGACGGATCACTATCGTCTTGCTCCTCCATGACACGAGACGATATATCGCCTTTCATCATTTGGTTGATGAAGTTTTGTTTTATACGAAGCCTGTCATAGGCGGTAGCGTCAAGGGTACCTTTAACGCCATATGTGACGATGTTCACCGGTTTATCCCATGTAGCGTATAAGTTTCCTTGTCGTAAGATACGACCGTTGCGTTGCTCAAAATCCATAGGCCTGATTGGAGCGTCAATATGATGCAGGGCGAATAGACGATCTTGCACGTTGACACCCACTCCCATTTTCTCCGTGCTTCCAATAAGAATGCGCACATCCCCATTACGGACCTTATCGAACAAGGCGTTTCTCCTTTCTCCCTCATAATTACCAACGATAGCTATCTGATTAGACGGAATACCTCCCTTGATAAGCTTTTCCTTTATATCGTTGTACAAATTAAACTGAGGGACAGATAAATCGACATCGAATAAATCCATTTTTGGAGTCTCAGAAGGGGATTGATAACTATCGCAGAATATAAGTTGCGTGCCTTTGTCCTTATCGCTCTCCTTATATAATCTCAACACGTTATCGACCACCTTGTTTGTCTTGCTATCAGGATTGTCGGGAAATGTAGGATTAAGCAAGCGAAGGTCAATCGCAGCCTGTTTAGCCTTGCTGAACACGACCAAGGGTAGCGCGCTCTTATCCTTCTTCTCTTTTCCTGTCAATTTGTTATAATCCTCTAATTCCTTGATAAGGGTTTGCATGACATCCTCCAAGTCCTCGTTCTTCTCGACAATGACATTGGTCATCTTATTGTCTTTCAACTTAGGGATATTCTTGTCTTCCTTGAACTCCTTGACATCCTCTGTCAAGACAACGTCCGTATGGCTCCTGAACGCCTTTATAAGCTCCGGGACATTCGTATAGCTCTTGAACCTCTCGGCTATCTTAAAGTTACCGGTAGCGGTAAACTCCAATGAGGGCTCAACCGTTCCAAAAGTGGTAGCGAACTCGTCAAAGCTATTGATATTATACGCGTCTAGGATATCGGGTGCCACGAAATTCATCATAGTCCAGACCTCTGCCATTGTATTAGTGATAGGGGTACCGGTTGCCAGAACCACGTTTCGACCACCATTATTCTCAGATATCCATTGGGCTTTTAGCAACATACTATTAGCCCTTTGTGACGCGCTCGTATCGATACCTTTAACGTTCGACATCTTGCTTGGAAACCCGATCTTCTTATAATTATGCGCCTCGTCAATGAACAAAGCGTCAACACCCATTTGCTCAAACGTCATGACGTTATCAGTCCGCCTGTCAAGAATACGCTCCGTCTTGGCCGTGATAGTCTCCGCTGTCTTTGCCTTGCCCTTTACGTTTTTCCCTTTCTTTATACCTTCCAGAGAATCACGCATACTCTTGGCCTCCCTTTTCAATCTCTCCTGTAAAGCCTTGTCTTCTATGCGATCGATAGCCTCCTCAAAATCATCTATACGCTTTTGGATATATGCCTTTTTCCTTTCCTCGCTATCCGGGATAAACGCCATGAATGACTGTGGGACAACGATAGCGTCAAAATCTCCGGTAGCTATAAGATTGAACAGCCTTGTCCTATTATCGGCATTACGCTCCTCCTTTGTCGGAGATAGAATCTTAGCGGAAGGATACAGTTTATAAAAGTCACGGACGAAATCCTCTAGGGTAGCGTTTTGGACAACGATCATGGGTTTCTTCGCTATACCTAGCCGTCTCATTTCCATAGCGGACGTAATCATGGTAAAGGTCTTTCCCGTACCGACTTGGTGAGCGAGTAACGTGCTCTCGGATAGACAACGTTGCACCGCCTTGCTCTGGTGATCCCTAAGCGTTATATTCTTATTAGCGTTAGGATAATGCTCAAAAACCGGTTTGTCATACTTTTTTAGTACATAGTTGTTATATTTATCATTATACACGTCCTCAATACGACCATGAAACATCGTTTTAGAATCAATATACTCCACGAACTTATCGGACATGTCGGATATTTTCTCGGCAACGGCCTGTGTCTCCTGCTCGTTTACGACCCTTCTCGTTTTCTGCTTACCGTCCTCATAATATTTAATCTCGTCATAAACCTTGGGTTTACGTTGGTTAAGAGCGGCCTTGAACACGTCTATAGCGTCCATTCTCTCAGTCTTGAATTGACCGGCTTTAGCGTAATCGGTTATGAACGCCCTCTTATCAAGAATATACTCACCGATCTCCGGGATAAAAATAGCGTTAGCGTAAGATATACCCAGTACATTATCAGCGAAATTATTTATAAACTCAGACGGGATCCATGTAGTCCCCAGTCGATAACTTATCTCACCATAGGGTATACGTTCTGGCTGTACGGCTTCCAAGTCATCCACGTTTTTTTGAAACTCCGGATGATCTTCCAAGGCCGCCTTAGCCTCTACCAACTTATCTTTTACGTTTCCAGAGAGATATTCGCTCTTATCTATTATATTGCCGGTAACAGGATCCCTATAAGCAATTCCCTTCTCTAGTATCTCGTTTGTCACGTTCACCTCATCCATACCCGTTATCTCCGAGATATAAGGTATATCAATATTACCTTTATATGACTTGCTTATATTGACGGCATCCAAGACATTATCCGCTTTTGTCGGTAGCTCGAATGGATAACTTACACGCTTATTCAAGATACCATCCGCTTTCGAGACTTCCCATACCATAGATTTTCCGGTCGTGGAAGGTACCCTTCTAACGGTTTCCAAAGAGAAGGGTAATCCATGCTCAACATCCTCGGCGAAAATATCGTCCAAAGCCTTGTTCCTGTTAAGTGTCCCATATTTGGACACGAAAGCATCATATACTTTGTTTAGCCTTTTCCTCGCGGGCTCGGGGTCCACACCCTTTGTTTGCTCATCATGGATAAGATCGTATAGATTTTTCTTTATATCATTGTAATCATTTACCGCATCCGCTATTTTCCGGGTCTTACCATTATGAACGAACGTAGGATTTGCCTTAATCGGTTTTAACGACTCTCCATCTAAAACAAAGACATTGCCATTCTGGACGGTAATAGTACCATCTTTCAAAGTGGAGTCACCCACAACCTCCGGCCCTTTAGTCTCTACAACACCTGATAGGATATTCTTTGGTAAGTTATCAATAGCGTTAAATAGCTCCTTGCTTAAATCGGCCCCGGGTTTGGCTTTCAATGTCTGGGACGCTCCACTATATAGACCTCCGCTACCAGCGTCATAAGCGGTCATCATATCACCTAACATCATATCGGGATGATTGGAGAAATACTCGTTAACCATGATAGGCTTGCTCCTTTTATCCCCGTCCTCCATATAAGTTCCTTCACCTATTTGCGTTGTAGTAGCGAACCCTATCCCATTCGAAGGTTCCCCATACTTTCTTTTACGGAATATAACGATGTCGGCCGTGACACTCGTGCCGGCCCCTTTCTGGAAAGCGTCATTAGGCAATCGGATAGCTCCGACCAGATCATAACCGTTCCCACTCACGTACTCACGGAACTTACTATCGGCCCCATCCATCGTAGCCGAGGACGTGACGAATACGCCGAGACCACCTTCTTTCAATTCCAGAAGCCCCTTTAGGATAAAATAATTATGGAGATTATAAGAGGAACCAAGTTTTTTCCTGAATTGCTTATCTAAAACCTTATCATATGGAGCGTTTTTCCCGAATGGGACGTTGGTGATAACTAAGTCTTTCGAGTTTGGAGAAAACGCTTTCTCATATCCTTGTACCTTTATATTAGCGTCAGGATATAAGACCTTTGCCATACGACCGGATAAATTATCTATCTCGAACCCGCTTATACTTGAGTTTTCAGATATAGACCTAGGCATCATACCGATTATGTTGCCTATACCCATAGCGGGTTCACTGATATTGCCGCCCTTGAATCCAAGTTTCTCCGTTATTCCCCATAAGCTTTCCACGACCTCGGACGGGGTATAATGAGAGGTTGTCGTGGAACGGACGGCACTGTCGAACTCTTCTTTACTTAATAAGGATTTTAGTTTCTCGTAATAACGTAGATACTTATCATTCCAATTTCGATCCTTAGTCCAATTGTTGTCACGCGCGTTGTATTTGCCTTCGTTCAAGGCTTCGGCCAAACCTCCCCATCCAACGTACCTTGACATCTTGGCTTGTTGTTCCGGGGTAGGTTTTCCTTGGCCGTCCTCTACGTCTTTCAGCGTTTCTATCGCCTCAATATTGGCTTTTAGCTTGGATATATCACCGGAAGGAAGTTCAATCCCTTTCTCCGGGAAGCTGAAATTGTTTTGATTCCTTACAACAGGCCGCTTGTCGCTGTCGCTGATAGGTATTCCTCGGCCTCGCTCCGTGTCAAGCACATCACTTCCATGCACGCCTCCACGGTCTCCTCCGCGTTCAGATCCTCGATCCTCTTCCCGTGCTTTTCTTCCCACGCCTTGATCCGCTCTTGAATTTCCTTGCTCATTGTCTTTAATATTATTAGGAGTGAATAAATCGTTACCATACAAAGGTAATGGTTTGTCCTTGTTGTCCGTTTGCTTTTTCCGGCTATTTTTTATTTTTTTCTTCGCGGAAATCGCTTGTCCGGCAATCTCAGTCTCTCTAACCACGGTCTCGGCGGCATCCATTATATCCGGGACAGGCTTGTCAAAATTAGCTACATCAAACGACCGGACATCCTCATAAGTGGTCATATCCTTATCCCATCCGTTATCTCCTACTTCGGGCAAATCCCTCGCTCCATTGTAGAATGCTTTAAGATACGGTCGTATAGCGTCACCTAGATCATCGATCATTGCCTTTGAGTAATCAGAGAACTTACGCAAGCCTTTCTCTATATGATAAACTGCCATTTCAGTACCTATCGCCAATATCTCAGGATCAACACCCATATTCATTTGACCGCCTAGTTTCCTGCGCATGCGCTCACGGAGTTCCGCATACCGCTCATCGGTAACAAGTCGGTTACCGCTAGGGGTAACGGTACGATCGCTCAATTTGGCTTTGCCATTATCGTTGATATCACCAATAAGGTTTTCTACATTTACCTTTTGAGGCTCTACGACCCTGCGTGTGTCTTCAAGAGAAATAGGTTGCGCATCGCTTACGGCATCGGTATCGCCAAGAATGGTATCTGCCAACCGCCTTGCGCTTTCATCGCTACGCATCATGAAACCTAGCTGTTCCCTGTCATACCAACCCTTTTCAGCCTTGGCCAGCTCTTTGGCGGCACGTTGCTGTTCCTTCGATAATTCATTACCGAACTTCAATAACCGCATATCAAGAACTTTTCCTTTCTTGGTAGTATATTGGGAGGGAACAATGCTATAATTATCAGAATCATTATTTTTAGAAATATCGCCTTCCTCCTGTTTAATTCCCTTATACTCATAGAAGGGCTTTGTTTTGCGAGTCGAGGAATCAATCCATTTCTTGAACTCATCCAACGCTACCCCGGTAATGTTGCCTAAACCTTGCCAACCGTCCTCATAGTTTGACAAGTAAGCGGACCTAGCGTCTTCCAAGGAAGAAAATCCCATCATAACCTTATGCTCATCGAATGAGCCATCAGTATTCACCTGATCCACGACATACACCATGTCACTATTTATATCCGGACCTATGAATACGTCTATATGATCACCATCCACACTTTCAGTACCTCGAATGTAACCGTAAGTGTTGTTCATGGTAACAGACCACTCTTTTCCATTAGCGTCCTTACCGGAACGTACGGAACCGGCGGGCTGCTCTATGGTGACATCGAAACCGTTTATCTTTATATGGCCTTTCTTGTAATTCCCGGCCTCTTTCTGCGCCTCTGTTGGATTGGTATCAACCTTTAGCTCCTCTTCGTGCAATCTCTTAGCCTCAACTATGCGCTCGGCATAGTCCAATGGGGTCTCATTCTCCTTTGGAGAAGGAGCGACAAAAGGAACTACTCCCCTTGATGAGCCTTCTTGTGTAGCTCCATCCGTGCGATCAATGTCGGGGCCAGCCGATTCTCTTCCCTCAACCTCTCCAGTTCCCCCGGTCTGATCAAGCTGTTCTCTTGGCAATACCTCGCCGCCTCCCTCGCGTAAGCCATCGCCTCCGCTTTCGTCATTTCCTTCAATGTTTTCATTTTCTATCGGTTTATTTTGCGCTAAGATAGCGTCTATTTCATTTTGTTCGTCAATTATGGCCTGTATTTCATCCACGATTTGCGAATCAAGCTCGCCTCGCTCCTCATCAGTCAATTGTTTCTCCGAGAAATCACGTACCATGCTTTCCTCATACGCCTCGTATTCTTCCGGGGACATATGATAATTCTCCTCGCACCACTCAGCGTAAGCGTTGTACTCGGCCTGTCTCTCACGCTCAGCGATCGCCTCACGGTTCCTCTTGACATAATCGATCAAGTCTCCACGTGTATGAGCGGAAGACAAGACCTCTATGATAGCGTCCCTTCCGGCGTTCGTATCGTTCTCATCGAAGAAGTTCGTACCATTCTCCTTATCGGCAAGCTCCAATATCTCACCCGCCCTCTCTATATTAACACCGCCTTTCTCCGGAGAAGCGAACAATCCGAACATCCTCGCTGTCTCATTATTCCCGGCACCCGTCTCTTTCTTGTAAGTGTCACGTGTCAATTTGATCGCCCCATTAGCCAGCATCATGGCCGCAAGCTCCTCTCCACTCATAGGATCACCCATCACGGAGATCTCCTTCGCTATGACATCACCCGGCTTCTTGCTGGCCTCCTTGATATCATCATCAAGATTATCCCAGAAATCAGCCTCGACCTTGATCGCCTCATATTCTTGTCGGGCTTTTATCAATGCGGCCTCGGCCTTATCCTCTTTTCCGATAGGGGCGTCATCGTATGCCTCTTGCGCCTTTTCCAAGGCATCGGACGCTTTTTTAAGGCTTTCATCGAAAGACTTTCTCGTCACCTCGATCTTCCTTGGCATCTTATCGCCATATTTATCATGGAGGAAATCCAAGGTCATATCCGTACCAGACGATACGAAATCTGGCGTACCATCTTCTCGCATGACCATGGAGGGATTCTCTACATTGCTAGGTTGTGCTATCTGATCAATGGCACCTTCCGTCTCAATCTCACTCGTTGGCTGGTTGATCGCATCTTCCACGGGAGGTGCAGAGGTTATCTCGGCATCAGCACTTGCGACATTATCATCCTCTGGCGACACCACATTAACTTGTTGAGCGTCATATATGGCATCTTGAAGATCAAGAATCTCATTCTCTGTTATAGGCATTGCGGGGGAAGAGCCATTCTTGGCTGTCACCTGTCCGGTTTCTCTATCATAAGCCGCAGGTTGAGCGATCCAATCACCGTTCTCATCTTGTCCTTGAAGGATAAACGCATTATCCCCGTTCCATATGATCAATCCCGGCTTTGGTAATTGCGTCTTGGGATTATGATGCATGGTCATGTCAAGCTCGGACTGGCGGGGAGCCAATAATTGATCCTCATAGGTCCGTCTCATATGACCGGCATCTTGCTCTACTATATCGCTCAACCTTTTCACCGAGACCATCCGATCCTGTCCGTTATCGGAAATAACGGCCTTATCTCCCTCGATACTCCTAATGTACACAGGTCTTTCCTCATTTCCCTCGCTAAGCGTAGCTGTGGTAACGATAGACTGACCATCAGGATTCGTGGTAACATAAGGAGTAATATTATTGGCAACGTAAGTTTCAACCTCATTGTCTATTTCCTCGCCTATACGATCCTGCAAACCGGATATCCTGAGATAATCAGCGTAGAAATCCTCGGCTAACGGACGGGCATCCGCATTAACCCCATCAAGAAGGCTCATCACTTGGGCTTCGCTAGCCCCATCATCCACATAGCTTTCTATCGTACTAGCCAAACCCGGAACCATTCCAGATAGGGAAAGCCTTGTCTCTTCCATCTTTTTGCTCGCCGTCCGTATATCGCCCGGATCAGTCATATTTCGACCTTCTTCCTCTGCCTCGGCAAACCTAGACTTAGTTAATAGAGGAGGAGTTTCAACGCCTTGATCTGTTACATTGGAATCGGTGATAGGCTGCTGAGCCTGTTTGCCTCCTATTTTATCCGCTACGTATTGCGCACCTTTAGCCAACGCTCCGGCCCCAGTAAAATAAGCGCCGCCTCCCATTCCATAGACAAAACTCTGCAATACACCATCGGTCAAATCCCTTTCCGGATCCGCGCCTGTTATCTTATCCGTTATATTCTCCGCTAGCGTGGAAGATACCTCTTCGATACCTTCATTTACAGGCTCGAAAAACATACCGAATTTTTTATAGAACTCTTGCATCTTACCCATTATGCCACGCTTGATAGCCTCTTGTGCCTTTTCCTTTCCTAACGTCTTGAATAAGGTTGACATCCAAGCCTTGGATACGCCAGCGCCCAGCATCTCAGACAAGGATTCTGCCGTACCAGTAAGAATAGCGTTAGATACCTTTGCGAACTCTCCCATGTTTGGGTTATTCTGGTCAAGATCATCATATTTCTGGCTAGCCACTATTGATCCTATACCTGCGAGTCCGGCCGCTGGAGCTCCGGCCATTGTTGCGGCCATGGCCCCGATTGACATCGGAAGCGACTCTACGCCTTGCAAGGCTATATCGCCTATGGCACCCATATAATTCCCTTCTTTCCACAGATCGGTGAAATCCTTGCCATTGTATCTGTTTGACCTTGCCCGGGAAAACTCCGCATCAGCCTTAAATCTATCTGAGATATCCTTGAATGCCCCGCCACGTGGGATCAGTCCTCCCGTTGCGGATTCCAGTCCTTTGGACACCTTATCCAATACCCCAAAGATACCGGCACCAAGATCGGCTCCTCCTGCGTTTAGCTTCTGTATAGCGTCTCCAGCCCAAGTATTCATAAAAGAAGAATCCTTCTCATACTCCGTAGGAGGTGGAGGAGTAGCGGTCTCAATCTTTCCTTTTTTACGCAAGGACTCAAAATTATAATCGGCAGAATTATCCCATGGATTAACATACTCGGATTGATCTGATTTGGGAATATCAACCTCTTGTCTTAGGGATATAGGAGGAGGATTAACACTTGATTGGGAAACATAGTCTGTCTCTTTAATATTCTCGTTATTAATTGGAGCATAGCCTAATTTACTCTCGAATTGGGAGAAATCTCCTAAATCTTGCCATCCATCTTTTTTCAAGACATCATAAAGCATTTCACGCTTACCTGAGTCTTTCAATTTCCCCTCAAAAGAGGAAAAATCGCCCAAATCAGTATATCCATCGCTTTTTAAAGCGTCATATAATTTTCTGGTATTGTTCACTTCCATAATTTTACCAACCTACATTTTTAGAACTCGAATTATTATCCCAACCTATACTTTTCTTGTTAGTACTAGTAGAAGAACCTCCCGATCCAATTATCTGATCAAACTCATCGTATAATTCCGGGAAATTCTGAATATTACTCATGACAATAGCGGCTTGTTTGGTCTTTTGGTCTCCACCTTCACCAAACTGCCACGATATATCCGATATACTCTTATTCTCTTTTGGATGATCTTCCGCATACTCCAACATCCTCTTATACATATAAGCGATAACCCCATCTTTATCCTTACCGGACAAAGTGAAACGTTTACCGTTTCTGCCGATGATGTCAATAGACTTATCCGCCCCAGAGCCATTAGCTTTAGCGGTACGATATTGCTCAAGACTACGGAGATTGGATTGCCTTATACCCAACTCTCTCTCTTTATATGCGGCATCCTGTTTCATCTTCCGCTCCTCCCTGTCATTCTTTATTGCGAATTGAGCGGCACTTTGCGCGATCTTGGCTTTTGCCAAATCATTTTGGGCTTTTCTCGCCTGATCCTGTCTATAAAGCTGCAATGCCCTTTGATAATTATTGATGTCGTTTTGCCTTGCGGCCAGATACCCGGCCCCGTATCTTTGCCTGATAGCCTCCAACCTGTCAGAATAGGATTGTAGTTTAGGATCAGCTACGGTGGGTAGTTTCTGCGAAGGTGCCTCTCCCGCGAATGCCAAATTGGAGAAGGAAGACAACACATTGCCTAGATGCCCGATTCCAGTAGCTACGGAAGCGGCCCGTTTTCTTCTCTCCTCCTCCTCTTGACTTATCGGCTTTTGAAAGAGCGTCTCATAAAGCCTTTGGTTCCATTGGTAATCGTTCATTTGAGGCTCGACAACGCTCGCTTGCGGAGCGGTCTCATCCGTATTATCCACGGTTGGAGCTATAGGGTTCTGGCTTCCGGCAACCTCCGGCTCAACCAATGGCGTAGTGGACAATTCCGGCCTCTGAACGACCGGGGTCCTTTTCCTATTATATCTTTCTTCTAATGTCATGGTTGTTACTTTTTGAATATAGACTCGAATAATCCCTTACCCTTGTCAAGATGGGCTTGCGCATCAGCCCCAACGAGGCCCATCCCTGCCTGTAATCCTTGATTAGCCGCTTGCGTGGCGTTTGCCGCCTGTTGATTATAGATAGACAGCCTTTGGTTACTGATATTATTCTTGGTGTTGAGATATTGGGATTCCACGGCATCCTTCCGTGCTGTAGCGTTAGTGGCTATCCCCCTGGCGTTTCCGGAACCCCCCCGCCCGCCGCTTTCTTGGCCTGCGCTACGGACTCATCCGTAGCCCCTACGACCGCGGCGGTACCAGAAGCCTTACGATACTGCTCATCCGCTAATTCCCTTGCCTTGGTCAAGGCGGCTTGCGCCTCCGCGCTTTGGGTATAATCCTCGTTATACCTACGGTTAAACCAATCCTCATTCTCCTTTGCCTGTTTATCCAACACGGCGTTCGCTTTTCTAGCCGCCTTCCTTGCCTTTATTCCCCCGGCAATGCCACTCGCCAAGGAACTGGCGGCTCCAACTATAGATCCGATCATAATCTTGTCTTTTCTCGCAAAAGAGATAAATAAAGTGACTCGTGTTTGTTACTTTGATCATTATCTCCCATCGGACACCAAAAAATCAACTATTCTATACTGTTTTCTATCATCTACGAATCATTCGTACATAGTTAGGTCCGGTCATATAGGCATTATTGGTATATTTGCGAGAACAAATTTTATTGTATAACCATGAACGAGGAACTAAAACAACTTTTGGAGTGGTTCGACAACTACGAGATCACATTTAACGAAATCAGACTAAGCCCGTGTCAATACATATTTGACCTCCATAAATTCATTGCTGTACAGACAAACTCCGTCCGAAGAAACTGGGAAAATCCCACATTTGAATATGATATCATAAGCCTCTATCAACTTAAAAAGG